TACTGATAGTTTATCCTCTTTACTTTTTTCCATTTCATCTAAAATAGGTTTTGCTTTCTGTAAAGAACCTTCAGCCATTCTTATTAATGAATCAAAACTATTTAACTCACCTTTATTAAATGTAGATGAACCAGATGTATCTTTATATTCAGCACTTGCTAAAAATACACTAGAAGTTCCTAAACCTCTAGCAGTACCAAAACCTGCACTTAAACTATCCATACTTTTACCTGTATATTGTGTATGAAATACAATACCCATTTTTGTTCTAGATATCTTTCTACCAATATCACTATCAACTGGTACTGCATATGTAATAGTATTAGGTGTAAAGGTAATCATCTTCTCACCATCAATTGTATCTGATTGTAAATCTCCTGGTGTATATAATAAATCACCTTGTAGTATGCCTCTAATACCTAACTTTGGTAGTTCTTTCAAACATATCATTAGTTTAGTTGCAACTGCACCATTATGATTTCTACGAATATCAGCTGGTGTATAATTAATTTTAGGAGTTTTATTGAAAACTGATTTTGTGCCGACAAAGAATTTGCCGTTTTCTGGATTGATACCGGTTACTATAGCCGGCGCACCGTCCCATTTGACGGTCATGTTGACTTTACCACCAACACTACCTGCCAGCATATTTCTTACTGACTTTAAAAAGTTTACAGCATTAACACCGCCTTTAGAACCACGATTAATAATATCGTCTTCTAAATGTTCTAAATGCGTATTCTTGCTCTGACTTGTACTAAACCCTTTGAAACTAAACATTTCTCTCCATATTTTCCATTTACAAAATTTACCATCAATATAATACTCACTTCAATATTTATTAGATATCAGTTCTCACCGTGTCAATAACATCTATTTCCGGTTCAATGTCTAAAAATTCTAATAAATTCGTATAACTTCTAGAGATAAAATCTCTTACTTTTCTAAACAACTCTATAATATAGTTCTTAACATTTTGGTATATCTGTCTTATTTTATCTACCAAACCCTCTGTTAATAACTCACCTTGATACCCCATAACTGGTTGTAAGTCTTCTTCTAACTTATCAACTATCAAACCTACTACTGACCAATACTTGTAATTACCAGTTTTCTTACCTTTAATCTTTTGACTACCTGTTTTAAATCTAACAGACGGTTTCATTTGACTAGCTATCTTACTAATATATTGTTCATTGCTTACTACTTTCATATTTGCGTTCTTACCATCAAATGATACATTTAAAAAATATGTACAACTGCCTGGAGATTGTCTACCAAATTTAGTATCACCAGACATTGCTTCATAAGCAAATGCATTAGCAAACTTTTGATTGTTTGCAAATACAGATTTTAATTCTTCTTGTAGTTCTTTATGAATAGCATTTGCTTTCATAACTACTTTATCTTTACCTTGTTTAATTACGGTTTTTAATTGACCAGGTGCTACACCAGATGGTGCTAAACCTTCAATCATTCTTAATAGTTTATTTGATAAAACTTGATTGTCTAAACTTTTAGCAGCTGCATGAAAAGTAGCAGTTGTTTCTGATTTTGCACCACTCATTAATTGAGCTGCGCCACCAGACTTTAAAGAAATCTTTGCTCTACCAACTATGAAATCTGTTTTAGGAGTTCTTGTTGAGGCAGGTACACCACCTTCAAAATGTTTTGCCCATTCTTTGGTAACATTAAGCGTATCTGCACCTAAAACTTGGCCTTTACCATTTATACCTTTTGTTTTTAGATAGTTTGCAATAGGTTGACCAGCACCTTTAGGAATACCAAATCTTGATACAGGCTCTGTAGTACCATTGACGGCAGCCACTATAAATTCTTCCATTTCCTCGCCTTTACTTCTAGCTTCAGAAAGGACCACTTGATCTCTAAATTTAGAGATATCTTTATTTGATTGTTCTTTAAAACTTTTCATAACACCTATATTTATAATAGATAGGTGTAAAAGGCAAGTCTAATAATTCCATAGCATTTTAGGTATGCCCATATTAACTCGCCAAACTTGGTGTTTATTGTGAAATTCTACTAAATGTTCAGCGTCATCTTTAAACTCGCACTTAGCCACCACATTCTTCTTGGAAGTGGAGCTGGTAGACTCGATCACATGCCATAGTATTTTCTTGCCTTTTTTGACAGGCTTTGTTTCGTATTTCAATCTTGGATACCCCTCTATATTGCTTTTACGAGTTCTTTTTTTCTTCATAGATACCTTTTTTTATACCATTTGTAATATGTTTTATCTGTAAATATCTCTGCAATTTCACTAGCTGGTACTTGATCCATTCTGATACACTCAGCAAGAGATTCATATTCATAAGTATCTACCTTACGAGTTAGCTTTTGTTTATTTTCACCTATTGTAATAATAGTTCTATCTTTTTTAGTTAGTACACCCATGTTATAAATGAATACCTTGTTCCTTCTAATATTGGTTTTACTTTATGAGGATATAAAAAATTTGATGGAAAAATTAATATATCTCCTTTTTCAAAATCTATTTTACTATCATTATTAAACATTAAAAATTCACCACCTTTAAAACCATCATTCAATACACCTAACACACTTAATATCGGTATGCCTTTTTTATTACCATCAAACATATCTGAAATATGGTCACAATGATATCTCATCTCTTGATTTAAATTGTATTTGTTAAATCTTATTTGATTAAACCCCTGCCATGATTCAAACCAAGGCATATTTAATCCTTCTATATAGTTTTTTACATGATTCCATACAACACCTTTTAATGTATTATATGTTAGTGGTAACTCCCATGAAATATCTAAATCTGTATTATAAGTCTTCTTTGTTTTTTTAGTAGGATTATAAAATTCATGTTTTTGCCAATCATAATTTTCTAAACTTTTAATAGTTGAATCACAAACAACATCATCTATACCTTTTTTAGATAACTTTACATATGATTTTAAATCTTGGTTCATACTTTGAAATCAGAAAACTTATCGTAAGGATCAGTTTCTTCCTGTTGTTTAACTTCTTGTTGATTATTATTTACTATATTTTGTCCTTGATTAGAAACATCAAATAGTTTCATTTTTGACCTATCTACACCTACAATAAATGCTCTATTCATACTAGGATCATTATATCTATTTTTCAATTGTTTAATTTTTAATTGACCTAACTTCTCTAACTCTTCATTAGATATAATGGCAAACATAAAGTCAGCAGTTGCTGGTAAACCAAAACTTTCAGAGGTATCTTCAAGGCCTATATCTGTACTTACAAAACCTGTCCTTGTAGTTTGTGTTGCACTAAAGATTGGTACATCATGTTCTACTGCAAGACCTCTTAACTCTTCAGCAATTGCTTTGATATAAAAATAAGATGATATGTTACCACCTTTAAATCTACTTGAAGCACATATATTTAAGTAATCAATAAAGATAACATCTGGTCTAAAACTCTTTTTCAGAGCCAACTCATTAATCAAAGATTTAAAATGTCCTGTGTGAGCAGACGCTGTTGGGTATTCTTTGATAATAAGTTGGCCTGTAGTCTTACCCTGGAGTTTACTGATTTTAGAGTCATATATTTCTTTAGGTAAATTGTGTAATTCGTCCATAGAGGTGTCTAATAAGTTTGCGTCTATTCTTTCTGCAATTCTTTCCTCTGCCATTTCTAAAGTTATGTACAATACATTTAAACCTTGTAGTAAATAACTTGAAGCTAGATGACACATAAACAAAGATTTACCAACACCAGTACCAGCAAGAGCAATGTTTAATGTTTTACTAGGTACACCACCTTTGGTAATTCTATTCATGTAATCTAAATCAAATGCATATCTTTTTTCTTTAGTGTGGTACCAATCAAATCTTTGTTCTGATTGTCCTAGATAATCATGACCAACATTCTTATCAAAAGATACTGATAATGCCTCTGACAATATACTTGGTATTGCCTCTGGTGATCTAGTCTTATCTCTATTGTCTATGATTTTAATGCCGTCTAATACTGCGTTATGCACGGCTCTATCTTTACAAAACTTTTCAGTTGTATTTAATAACCATTGAATATCTGGTTTCTCATCATGTAAAGTATTAACTAATTCTTTTATAGTTTTAAATTCGTCTTCATTGATATCTTTTCTTTGAGTTATCTCAATGATAATTGTTTCTTTAGTAGGTAGATTATTATACTTCTCAACAAATTTAAATATCTCTGTAAATAATATCTTCTCTTGTCTATTAGAAAAGTAATCCTCTTTGATAAAGGGTATAGTCTTTCTAGTAAACTCTTCATTGGAAAGAAGATTACTTAATATTGTAATCTCTATTCTTTCGTTATTATTGAGTGATAATTGAGCCATCTTTTATTTTCTCTTCCATTAATTCTACTAAAATGTCACCAATATAATTGATAAACTCTTGATTGTCAAGCGTCGCTTCGTCTTTAGGATTTCTTAATACGGTGTAATCAAACTTT